GACTCAGCGTCTCTGTGTTTTGCGGGTACTTCTTCGCCTCTGCCACGGCGCCGATCGCGCGCTTCAGCGACGACCGTTTCACGCGGTAGTTGTGGCCGACGCGGATGGCGTCGACGATTCCGGCCCTGCACCACCTCGTCACGGTGTAGTGGTGGACTCCGAGTTCGGCGGCGACCTCGGCTGTTGTCATGTCGTAGCCCTTGGGGATCGATGTCATCTTCCCTTGTCCTTTCGAATCAGCGCACGCATCCGGCGCTGCACGTCTTCCATCGCGGCGATCACGTCAGTGAGACTGCTCACGAGCCACCGCCTCTCTGTGGCGCTCCACAGCCGCGAGCACCTCGCGGTACCGGTCCTGCGCCCAAGCCAGCAGGGCCTTGTTGTCGTCGCCGGTGTTGGCGAGGTCGGTGACCCACTCGGTCACGTCGACGTTGTCGGCGGCCTGCTCGAGCTCGTCGTCGGTGGGCGAGTCGTCGTAGCCGGGATCGGGGAGGTGGCGGTCGGGGTCAATCACGGAATGCCTCCAGGCTGAGAAGAAACGCCCACACGGGCAGACGACGGCGACGGGCCTCGCGCACGATGGCGCCGCGGACGGTGCGGCACATCACACCGGCACCCCGTAGATTTCGGCGAGCTGGGCCAGCGCGTCTTCGAGGTCGCGAACCTCGCCCATCTCGGCAGCCCATGCCTCGGCCTGCTCGTCGGTGATCTGGTGGTCGTCCTCCGGCGGGTCGTCGCGGTTGTCGGGGAGGTCGAGGTCTGCGCCCCAGTATGCGTCGGCTCCGTGAGGAATGTAGCTGTCGTTCATGGTGTGTCTCTCCTGACGCCAAAGCCCCGGCTTGAGACGGGGCGGCGCGTTCGGGTTGTAGGGGAGGGTCAGCGAACCGAGGCAAGGAAGGCGCAGGCATCGTCGGCGGCAACGCCAGCGTTCAGAATCTGGCCACGCATCAGAGCGCGGAGGATGGTGTCGATCTTGCGCTCGAGGATGTCGGCGTGGTTCTTGGCAAGCGTCGACTTGGCACGGATGAGGTCGGCGACGATGGTCTGGACGGTGCTGGCGGCGATGGTCTGCATTGTCGTCTCTCCTGTTTCGTGCCGGCACCCCTGCCGGCCACACCCACAGCCTACACACCATCGTCACAAGTGTCAAGCACATGTGTGTTGATTGTGCTTTGGCCGCATTGGGATGCGGTGGTTAGAGTAGATCAGTGATCGCCTTGATCGCCTCTTCCTTCCCGCGCGCCACGATCACCCGATCACCGATGCCGCGCAGGTAGTCGTGCCACCGGCGCTGGTCCGGCGACACGACGCCACCGGCGGCGCGCTTGAACTCGATCCACAGCCGGAGGGCCGGCACATGGAGGTCCGGCACGCCGCGCGTAACGCCCTCTGCTTTGAGGCGGGCACCCTGGCTGGCTCCACGGTGGCCACCGTTGGGGATCGCGTACAGCCACACGTCTGGGTGCGTCTGGCGCATCCACTGGACGAACTCGCGCTGCTCTTCATGCTCGGTCTTCAAAACGGCACCTCATCCTTCCAGTCGTGGCAGGCGTTGGGGGTTTCGGCGAAGTCGGTGGGTGGCTCTGCCTCGTGTTTTTCGCACCAGCCTTGGCGGTCCCAGTAGCAGTTGAAGCACACCCTCGGCATCCGCTCGCGCAGCGCCACGCACTCGTCGTCCCATTGCTTCAAGACTTTTGGTCGGTCCATGTTCTCCTCGTGATCGTGTGGAACTTGCCTTCTGTCGTGTAGCGGATCTCCGCAGGATGCGGGGCCGCGTTGAACGCCGCGCACACGGCGTCAAGGTCAGCGTTGGCAATGAGGTCCGGCGGCAGGTGGCTGGCCACCTCCTGCGCCATCTTGGCGACCGTCGTCCACGCCTTGCGCCCGGCGTAGCCATCATGGAGCACCGTCAGATACTCGGTGACGGGCTTGTCGCTGAGACAGCCATAGTAGGTCACCGTCAGCATGTCCTTCCCGGACTTGCTGACCACCTTGCGCCACGTCCATTCGGTGACCTCGAGCGTCTGGATGTCGTCAGGGTTGACGCCAAACACCATGTCGGTGTCGACGAGCTGCGGGCGCTCGGCCTGTCCGCCCTTCTCCTTCACCGGGAACTGGTGCCCGCAGGCCGGGCACACCATGACGTGGATGGGCACAAGCTCGGCGCACTCGCGGTCCCCCACAAGACCAGGGCACACCTTCACCGGCTGCTCACCCGACCCACCTGGTCCCTTCACCCTCGGCGCCGTGATGACGCCGTGTTGCGAGACGAGGCCGGCGAAATCCAAGACGAGGCAATCGGTCTTGCCCGGCGCCTTGCGCAGCCCGCGTCCGGACATCTGCATGTAGAGGGCGACCGACATCGTCGGACGGCAGAACGCGATCAGGTCGACGCATGGGGCGTCGAACCCCGTCGTCAGCACGTTGGCGTTTGTGATCGCCGTGATCTTGCCGGCCTTGAAGTCGGCGATGATCTGCTCTCGATCACCCTTCGGCGTGTCGCCGGTGATGCACTCCGTGACGACACCACGAGCGCGCAGTGCGTCTCGCATGTGCTCGGCGTGGCGAACACCGGTGCAGAACACCAGCCACGACTTGCGGCCCGTCGCGTTGGCCACAATCTCGTCGGCGACGACGGCGTTTTGCTCGCTGGTGTCGACGAGGTCCTGAAGCTCGGACTCGATGAACTCGCCGCCACGCTTGTGGATGGCGCTCGTGTCAAAACGCTTCTGGGTTGCCTTGCACCGCAGCGGCGACAGGAAGTCGCGGGCCAGCAGTTCCTCGATGCTGACGGGCTCCACGAGGCCATCGAACAGCGCCGGCTTGTCGGTGATGTAGCCGTGGCCCAATCTGTAAGGAGTCGCGGTCAACCCGATCACGCGCATGCACGGGTTGATCTGGGCCAGCTCGCCGATAAATCGCCGGTAGCTGCCCTCGTCGTCGTGGTTGACCAGGTGGCACTCGTCGATGATGCACAGATCGACGTGCCCGACGTCGGCGGCACGGTTGCGGATCGACTGGATGCCGGCAAACGTGATCGGCTCCCCGAGGTCACGCCGACGCATGCCAGCGTGATAGATACCCATCGGCGCAGCCGGCCACACGGCGCGCATGCGCTCGGCGTTCTGCTCGATGATCTCCTTGACGTGGGACAGCATCAAGATCCGCGTCTCGGGCCACTCCGTCAGTGCCTCCTTGCACATGGTGGCGACGACCACCGACTTCCCGGCGCCCGTCGGAAGGACGAGGCACGGGTGCCCTTCGTTCTGCGCCATCCACGCCATGACCTCGTCGATGGCGCGGCGCTGGTAGTCCCTGATCTTCACGGCTTCACCATGTGGTCGTGCGTCTCGTAGTCGGTGCAACCCATCCGCTGGTTTGCGACGGGGATGGGCTCGTAGTCGTGGCGCTCACACCGCCAGGTGCCATCCTCCTTCGCCGTGCTGTGCGCGCACGTCCGGCAGGAGCGGGGTACGTCGCGGGTCGCCGGTGAGTGGCAGAACGAGTGCCCGGGGCACATCTTGCACTTCCACCACGACGGGTCATGCGACAGCGGCGGCGGGATCTCGTCGACAATGGCCAGCCGCTTGCCGCGCGCGATCGCCTTCTCGGCGACGTCGCGGTCGTAGCGCACCCGCTCCGTGTAGATGCGGTCGTCGTCCTTGCACACGGCGAGGTAGAGCGCCCGGTCGATGCCGAGGCCGTGCATGTAGCACTGCATCTGGATGAAGTGGCGCGGCTTGGACTTCTCCACGCCGTGCTTCTCGAGGTCGTCGAAGCTCTTGGCGCTGTGCGTCTTGAACTCGGCGACATGGGCCTTCTTCGGCGCCTCGGGCACGCCAGACCGGATCACGGCGTCGACGGAGCCGGACACATGGCACCCAAAGTCCACGCGCTGCTGCTCACCCTCGTCGATGACGCACCCGATCGCCCGGAGGTCGCCGAGAATCGTGGGCTCCTCACGGTGGCCACGGCGGAACAGCCGCAGCATGCGCCCGCTGAAGGGCTCGATGACGGCCCACCTGAACTTGAGCCAGAGCCACCGGTCGCACTCGTGGCCCAGCTCGCTGCATCCCATGTGTGGGCGCGGGGGTTCCTGGCGGGCCTCGTGGTAGCGGTCGATCGCCTCGGCGGTGAGGCTGCGCGGGGGAGGAATGGGGGCCATGAATCACCAAAAGAAACGGGGGCCACGGGCGCCCCCG